TATCAATGGACAAATTTATTTTCATTGGATATTCTTCCATTATTACTCCCACTCGGTCCAGGAACATTCATCTAATGCGAACTCCCAACCTTCAGAAGAATCATCCAGATCCTCCCAAATTTTATGAAACTCTTTCCAAGTCAAGCCCGGACCATCATTGTTCCAATCTTCAAGGGTTGTTAATATTCTTTTATTGCCTAAATGTTTTTCTCCACATTCATAGCTACAAAAATAATAATTCCCATCGTGAACAATATATCCCTCGTTCATACCATTATCACAATGGCTACACTCTCGGAAATATATTCCCTCTTTTTCTTTAATCACACTTCACCTCCGTTCAAATGATTCGGACAATAACAATCATCAAACAAACTAATAGAACATATCAGTTCACTATCAAATTGTACTGCCCAATTTTTGTGCATAAGATAATGAAGTAGCGACTCTACTTCTTGTTGGATATAATTTAGTTGGTCTTGATCTGGATTATCACCGACCAATTTCTTTATTAAATCTAACATAATTTATTCCTTTCTTTTCCTACACCTACATAATAGTAGTTTTTGTCCAGATCGTAAACCTTTGTTTAGTAATTTTCCTACAAAATAGTGGGATCTGGCTGTGATTTTCCTACAGAATCGTAGGATATTTAAAAATTCCTGGCAGACATAGGAAAACCCCTCGCAAGGGGAACGAGGGGCTTCCTTTTAGGTTATTTATCCCAATTATTAGGGAATATCTCTTTTAATTCTTCTATATTTCTTCTCGCCTTGTCTTGTTGCTCTTTTTCTTGTCTAATATGTTCTATTATTAGACCAAGCCCAAAGGCGAAAACAAATACTATTATTAATCCGTTTACGCTCAACATATTATTCCTTTCATTTAGTTTGTTTTATTAGTTCGCTATCGCACATTAAAATAATTGATTCGCATTCATCACAAGTGAACTCTTTATTTTCTTTTAATTCGCTTGTATATATCATATTAAAATGTTCACAATTATTATTATTACAAGTTATTTCTAACCTATCCAACCAATAAAAAATGTTATCTTTTATTTTCATTTAATTAACTCTAATAATTGTCATATTATGACAAAATCCAACGGCACTTGCTTCCTCATCCTTCATAAAGTCAATAACTTGACCCAAGTTCTCAAAGGTGTAATCTCCTCCCATATAAGAAGGGTCAACAACAAGCCACCCTATGCCCTTATAATTTCTGTCAAGTTCTTCTTCTTGGTCGGCTCTTTTCATCAATGTTGTCATTTCTTCTTCTGTGTAAAGTCCACAACTGTCCTCCCACTTACAAAAAAATAACTCTTTATCAAATTGAAAATCAAACCTTTCAAAAAGTTCTTTTTCTTTTTTAGTTTTCATTATTTCCTTTCTTAGAATCTTTTAGATTCCTCAAAGGACTTGGGACCATTGATCTTTTTGGTTTCAAGTCCTTTAAGTTATCTAGCAATTTATATATTCTTCCAAATATAATTCATCAACAAATTCTTTTAGGGTTTCCTCTTGTTCCTCTGTTGTTTCCATTGTTACCCATTGAGTGAACCAATCTTGATATTGTGGTTTAATACTCACAATATCATTATCGCTATCCAATTCAATTTGTAATCTATAAGAGGGTCCACCCCAAGAGATTAAATAATTTATAATAGTATTTCCTTTATCAATAGATAAGCCATACCACATTATTTCCTCTCGTTTTTTGTCCTCCTCCTTTATATCTAGCATTGACCTCATTTCTAAAATAACTAGATTAGAATATTTCTGCCCTTCTTCTTTTTTTTCATTATCCATTATTTACCCCCCTTAGGTGTGCTATTAGCTCAACACCTTCAACGAATGACGCTTGAAAGTTATAATAGTTTCCTTCCAAATCATCAACACCGAAAATGCAATGAGTGTCTTTTGTAAAGTTTTCAAAGTTATAAGCAACATCCTCATCAAAGGGATTTATTAGAAAATAACTTTCTTCACCAAATTCTATTCCTAAATGAATACACCCACCACCACTATGGTTAAATTCAATTTGATATTTGTCGCATAATTTCTTCACTTCAATATCAAAGTTCATTGCTGTATAATTCATATAGTCATAAACATCTACGAATTTCTTTTTCTCCACTTTATTCCTCTCTTTCTATACAAAGACAAACTTCAATTTCTAATTCTTGTATAACATCTAAGTCCCTTTCCTTATAATCTATACAATGATTAGCTAGAGCGAACTCTAGTTCTCTTAATCCATCTTCATCTATATTTGTTGTGTCTATCACTAATAATTTATTTTTTATTATTGAATCTTCCACTTTATTCCTCTCTTTCTTTAAAAATTATTTAATAGTGTTTCTTCTTTTATGCTTTTTTTGAATAGTTCTATACATTCTCTTTTTGTATATCCCATATATTGCTTTTCAAAAAAATAACTATCATTAACAATGGTACTTAAAACGTAAGCACCTTGAAAAGTTTTTCTAATTGATATTGATAATTTCATTTCTTCCTTTCCTTTATAAACTCTAGTTTAATGATTGTATTTAATAATTGTTAGAGTTAATTTATTTTATTGTTAAGGATCTGGAATCCAAATATTTACTAGAAATTTACTAGGGGAGAACTTATTGTCGTAATATCTTTTCATTTACTCAAACCCATTAAACAAACCACCCCACTAGGGTTAAATTTTTACTAACCTCTATTTAATTCTAGGTTATTTCTCATAAGTTCAATGTTTAAAGGTTTTTAGAAAGAATCTATCGCAACATAATAATAATTATACGACAAAGTAAAACTCAATTAAATCAATGCAAATGTCAACCTAGACAGGCGATCATAGATACGATAGACCTTACTTAATCTAAGGAAACTATGATCAGAATAACAACTAAATATATACTATATATAGTGTACTTTTAAGGACATACTACATATAGTATTATTGCTATCACAGTAATACTGGTTAGTATCATTTACCTGTTTTAAAGTGTTCTTACACTCTTTACATTTCTTCAATAAGATCCATTTTAATAGAAAATAAAAAAGAAATATAAGAAAGAATAATGGTTGGTACTACTCACCCTGTGTCATCCCTCCCAAACCGATAACAAATCTATTTATGACTTATTTTATATTATGAAGTAATAGGCTTTTACCCTAGTTATGATGGTCTAGCTAATCCACTTTATTGATGATCTGGTCAGATATTCTTTTCCTAAGAGCTAGAAAAATATCCTGGTTGTTGTTGTCATACTATCATAGATTTACTAATATACAAATTACGAAAGTAATGTGAATTACTAATAGTAAAAGGACAGTGTACAGGATTGACTTGGGGCAACTCAAGTCTTTCTTGTTTCTAAAGGAAAAAATGACAGAAGATGTTGAAACAAAAGACTGTGGGGTTTGTTTGAATCCACACTGGGAGGATCAGCTTGATCAATCTGGTTTGTGTCCTACTTGCTCTGTTGATGTAATAGAATAAAAAATTTTTTTTACTTCCTACAAAGGTTCTTGTAAATCCTTGGGGGCTGTTCTTCCTTTAATTCTTGGATATGATTTTGGTTTATGTGAATTACAGTATTTGAATTTGTTATACTTAGAAATAATTGTGGAGCAACCTTTTTGAACACAGGTTCTTCCACTACTATAAGAAGTAGAGGGTTTATGATTAGGATATTGATTTCCTTTGATATAATCGCTCATAAGTATTTAGTATAGAAGGAGAAAAGATGCCGAAGGGTAATTACTCATACAAAAAAGGTATGAAGAAAAACAAGAGCCGTAGAAAAAAAAGATAATGGCAGAGAGAAAGATTTGTGCTAATCCAGGCTGCGAAAAGAGATTTCAAGCACATCATAATAATAAAAAGTACTGCACTACGAAGTGTTCTAGGAAAGCTCAATACAAAAGTACAAAGAAAAAGAAAGCTGATAAATTTACAACCCAGATGACTATAAGTCGTGGAGAACACTACGAGGAGTATGTTAAAGACTTTGCAGAGAGTGTTGAACAAAAACTAATCCAGAAACAAGAGGTAGCTGATCTAATAGGAGTAAGCAAACCAATCATAACTAAGATGCACGAAGCATATCTAGTTGATAGAGAGAATATTAAAAAAGCAGAGGATTGGGAAACCCCAAAAGAAGCTCTTAAAGCATTACGCAAGTTTGAAGATTTTAGAGATAGGTATTTTGAAACTGAAACAGGAGAGAAATACGAAACAGCTGACTTCCATCAAAAATGGATTAATACAATTTTAAAAGCTATAGATGAAGGTGGGGAACAAATGATTCTCTCACCACCACGACACGGCAAGACTGACCTACTTACTCACTTCGCTGTATGGCAGATTTGTAAAAATCCTAATGTAAGGATTATGTGGGTTGGTGGTAATGAGGAGATAGCTAAGAACGCAGTTGGATCTGTAGTAGATCATTTGGAACATAATGAAAAATTAATAGAGGATTTCTGTATTCCTGGTCAAACCTTTAAACCAAAGAATAGATCTGGTAAGTCTTGGACATCAGGACAGTTTACTGTAGGAACAAGAACTGTAACTGGTATTAAATCTCCAACAATGGTAGCTGTAGGTAAAGGTGGAAAGATTCTCTCAAGAGATTGCGATTTGATTATTGCTGATGACATTGAGGACCACGGAACAACTATTCAACCAAGTGCAAGAGAACAGACAAGACAGTGGTGGACTACAACTCTTTCTTCAAGAAAAGAGGAACATACAGCTATTGTTGTTATTGGCTCAAGGCAGCATCCTGAAGATATTTATAACTTTCTTTTAGAAAACCCAGAGATGGAAACAATCGTAGAAGAAGCACATAGTACAGAGTGTGTCTTGCCAGAAAACGATATAGAGTTACACGAAGATTGTATGTTATGGGCAAGTAAGAGAAGTTACAAATGGTTACGCTCTAGGTTACATTCAGCTGAAACCACAGGTGGTAAAGCTATCTTTGAAATGGTGTATTTGAATAAAGCCTTTGTTGATGGAATCACAATGTTTGATGTAGAAGAAATAGATTTATGTAGAGATGTAAACAGAAGTATTGGACACATACCAGCTAACACACAACTTATTGCAGGGCTTGATCCAGCTTCTACTGGTTATCAGGCTTGTTTCTTGTGGGCTGTAAATACTGAAACAGGAAAAATGTATATGGTAGATATAGAAAATCAAGAAGGTGGTGGAGTAATACAAGCAAAAGAAACTATTAAGAAATGGTATGAGAAGTATCATCTAGCTCATTGGGTAATTGAGGAGAACGGATTTCAAAGAGCAATTAGACAAGATAGAGATTTAAAAGACTATACGACAAGAGTAGGTATTTACTTAGAAGGACATCAGACACAGAAAAATAAATTTGATCCTATCTTTGGTGTTGGAAGTATGAGAGAATTGTTCAAGGAACAATTAATTAGTTTGCCTTATGGTAGTGCAGAAAGCGAAACAAAGAGTAATATATATCGTAGACAATTAATTTATTTCTCAACAGGTGCTAGTAGGCAAACTGGAAGAAATAATAAGAGTGATGTTGTTATGGCAAGTTGGTTTCCAATGCGTGTCATAAGGAGATTACAAAAAGAAAGACTAGCTGAAGTAGGGTTAGATTATAAACCTAGCTTTGGAGAATGGGATTTGAGCGAAATAAACGAAGCTCCTTGGAATTAATATGAACGCAAGTGAATTACAAGATAAAATAACGCAGTTACATTACGATAACCAAGATGCCTATGCAACAAGAGGTCGTATTCGTTCCATAATGAATGGTGGTCCTTCAGGAATCCTAGCTTTACTAGGCGACCAGATCAAAGGTTTTCAAGATTGGCAAGTACCAGTTCCTAACTTAATGTCCACAGGACTAGAACACTTAGCTCAAAAAATAGGTCGTATTCCAAATTTAAAGATTGATATTCCAAACGATAGAGATTCTGAAAGGTCAAAACAAAAAGCAGAGAAGATGTCAAGAATCATATCTGCTTATGATGAGAACCAAAGACTAGATATACAAATGCCACAAGTTGGTAGATGGCTACCTGGTTATGGTTTTGCTGTTTGGGTTATTAGAGAAAAGAAAGATGCTAATGGAGTTCCTTATCCTTGTGCAGAACTAAGAGATCCTTACAACTGTTTCCCTGGTTATTTTGGTGCAGACCAACAACCAAAGGAAATGTCTATAGTTCGTAGAGTTCCAAAATATGCACTTGCTAAAGTTTATCCAAACTTTAAAAAACAAATTTATGACAAAGATATGGGTACTGGACTATCTATTGGTAGTGGTTCAGCTTCACCTTATACAGATTCTTATTCAGGTTCTTGGGCTAACTCAAACGGACAAGGTGATTTAATATCAGAATATTACAATGAAGAAGGAACTTATATATTCCATATGTCATCAGGTACAGTATTTGATTTTATTCCTAACCCACTTAAAAGTGGTCCTGCTTTCGTTGTAGCAAAGAAATTTTCATTTGACCAGCTACAAGGACAGTATGACCAAATAATTGGATTAATGGCAGCTATGGCAAAGATTAATGTTATGAGCATTATTGCTATGGAAGATGCAGTCTTTACTGAAACAAACATTTCAGGTGAACTTGAGTCAGGACAATATAGAAAAGGCAGATTTGCTGTAAACTATTTAGCTCCTGGTACACAGGTTTCTAAACCTGCATCAAATGTTCCTTATCAGATTTTCCAACAGATAGATAGAGTTGAAAGACAACTAAGAGTTGGTGGAGCATATCCAGTTACTGATGACTCACAATCTCCACTTAGCTTTGCTACTGGTAGAGGTTTAGAAGAACTTGGTGCAAGTATGTCATTAATGATTAGAGAATATCATACCATTATGTCTGATGCTATAGAACAGACAGATGCTAAAAGACTTGAATGGGATAACATTATGTATGGTGGTAAACCAAAACAGTTATCAGGATATTCAAATAATAAATTCTTTTCAGAGAAATATGATCCAGAGAAAGATATAGGTTTTAATTACAAGACACGCAGAGTCTATGGTGCTATGGCTGGTTATGATGAACCACAGAAGATAGTTACAGGGCTGCAATTACTTCAGGCAGGTATTATAGACACTCAAACCCTACAAGAAAATATGGATGGGTTAGATAACATAGTTAGAGTTAATGAACGAATAACTAGAGAGAAAGCAGATAAAGTTTTATTTGATACTTTACTT